CGATAAGCGCACCAACATGAAGATGCAGCTTGGATATGAGAATATCACCGATGCTCAGGCGGAACTGTTTTTAGACCATTACAACGAAATGCAGGGCACGTTCCAGACGTTTGCATTTGAGAACGGCACTCAAAACGCAAAGCTTGGATGGGAAGGTAGCGATGATGCGATTGGGGCGCAGTATTGGGGTAACAACTGGCGTTATGAAGGACCGCCACAAGTGCAGCAGGTGCGTTCGGGCATTAGCACTGTTACAGTTAATCTGATCGGTGTGCTCTGATGGCAAAGGTCTATACCGGCAGAGATGGCAGGTTGCTGATTGACGGCACCGAGCAGGTCAAGGTGACTAACTGGTCACTGACTGGTTCGCTTGAAGTTTTAGAGACGACAACGCTAGGCGATAATCAGCGCAGCTACGTTCCAGGTGTGCAGGAGTTTAGTGGCACCGCTTCGCTGCTGTATTACAACGATGGCACTGGCCGCAATGATGCCGCTACTGCGCTAAAAAAGATCCTTAAAATCAGTGGCGTTTCTAGCACCGATACCGTTGACATGCGGTTGCGACTGGTGGAAGGCAACACAAACCATGACATCCGGTTAACCGCTTACATCACAAGCGCAACGTATGGCGCCAGCGTGGGAGAGGTTAGTTCAGCGCAGATCAGCTTCCAAGGCACTGGCGCGTTGACTGGGGTGACGATCTGATGGGTGTTTACCTTGGCAATGTCGGCAATATCGAATTGATTCGGAAGTCCCTTGAGGGGACAAAGGAGTCTGTCGTCAATCCAAGCGACGTAAACGCTAGCCGAAATCGATTTAGTTTTGATTTTGACGAAGGCTACCTTATCACGGGCGACCTAATTGAGATCAAATCAACCGATGGAACGGATCTGGATTTCATTGACGAGACGGCTTGGACTGCTGATCAAATTACAACGCAAGGCAATGATCCTCTTGTAACGCAATCAAGTGATCTAATTGTCGCAAGTTACCAAGGCCCGACCGAATCCGGCATGTGGTACGTCTTCGTCGATGAGCTAGGTGGCATCAGGCTTTACGACAATTTTGATGACAGCTTAGAAGGTAGCACGGCTGGTCTGATTACGCTAAACGCAATCAACCGCGACATCCCAATAAGCGTTGAGGTCAACAATCGTGGCGGCAGGTTGCTGGGTTGCATCCGCGAGTACGAAATCAATACAAACCGCGAAGTCGTTGACATCACGGCGCTTAGCGATCAGCACCGTCAGCAATACAGCAGCCTGATCAGTGGCAGTGGCAGGTTGGTCGCAGAATGGGATTACCTCAAAGAGGATGGGTCCGAGCCAGTCAATTATTTGATGCAGCTTGTTTTGCGAACTGAAATCGGGTCGTCGTTTCGCGGAAAGTTCTACATCAAGTCTGCCGATACCTCCGCTGCAGGTGGTTCGTTCTCGGCATCGCAAGTTAACGACTCGCTTTGGTGGGAATTTGATGCGATCGTTACTGGTAGCGCAGTGTCCTTCGCTCCATCGGATCTGATCGTTGGCAACATCGAATTTGTTGCTACTGGTCCCATCAGACTCAAGGCCAAGACCACTGCATCGCGTGTGCTCTTACAGGAAAGCGGTGATGCTGTGCTACTTGAGCAGTCTGGTCAGTTATTGTTGGAAGGTGATGAAGCCGCCTAGAATGCAAAAAGCATCACACCTGGCTATCGGAGCGGAGAATGGCTGACCTTAGGATCAGTGAGCTTTCGGCGTTAGCCGGTGCAGACCTTGCCTCTGGCGACCTTGCTGCAGTCGTTGACAATAGCGCGAGTGAAACCAAGAAAATTACCGTTGGCGACCTGATTGCTTATGGCGTCACCGTTATCAGTGATGACACGATTCCTGGTGCAAAAATCCTGTTCGGTAGCGCCGAAATCGCAGGTTCTGCACTGGAAAATGGTGCGGTAGACACGACACAACTTGCTGATGATGCTGTCACGGCAGCCAAAATTGCAGATGAAGCCACGGTTGATCTTGTAACGACCCTTCCGGCTTCTGGTGCATTTGTCGGGCAAATCGCTTTAGATACCGACGACAACAAGATTTATATCTGGGATGGTTCAGCTTGGCAGTCTGTCAAGGGTGCTGGTTCTGTCAACACTGTTGTGGGCAGCACTGCAGGCATTGTCAACATTGCCATTTCAACGGCTGGTGATCAGGTCACAATTACGACATCACTGGACAACACCAGCGCCGCAGGTCAATTCCTTGGTGGTCCCACTGGTACTGGCGGTGCGGCTGCTTATCGCACAATTGTTGGTTCCGACCTTCCCGTTGCAACAACATCAACAAAAGGTGGTGTAGCGGTCAACGGCAATGGCCTGACCATGAGTGGCGATCAAATTCAGATCGACAACACGGTTTCTGCTAATACAACTGAGTACCATCTGACGCAATACGACGCCAATGGTCTTGTTACAGGTGGACGGCAAATCACAGCAACAGATCTGCCTGAAGCTGGTGCCGCTACCAAGGGCGCTGTTTATCCTGGCACGGGTTTAGAAGTCGCTGCAGGCGGTGCATTAAATCACAGCAATAGCGTCACAGCAGGCACCTATACAAAAGTCACGGTTGATGCACAGGGGCATATCAGTGCAGGCGAAACACTTGCTGCAGCAGATGTTCCTGATCTACCGGCATCAAAGGTAACAAGTGGAACCTTTGCTGCATCGTTGATTGGTAATTCTTCAGTTACTGGATCCAAACTGGCGGACGCATCAGTTACTAAATTTGGTGGTGCTGGTGCAACGGATAACATCGTTACCTTCCCGACGGCAGATTTTAAGGGTCAATTCTTTTACGACGAAAAGAACGAAGACCTTTATGTCTATACCGGTAACTCATTTGTTCCGATCACGGTTATTAGCGGAAACCTGATTCTCGCTGGAACGTACGACGCAAGTACCAACACGCTGGATTCTGTTACTACGCAGGGTCTTGCTGCTGGTTTTACTAATGGCTCGGCATTGCCCGCACCAGCAACCACAAACCGTAATTATTACGTTGTTGTGTCTGCGTCAGGCACTGGATCTGGCACTGCACCGGCAGTTGCGCTTGCGCCGCCTGACATGCTTCTGTCTACTGGTGGTGGAGCTGAGTTTGTCTTACTTGACGTTTCCAATGCAATCGCCGGTCAAACCGCTGCAAACATCAGCGTTACACCTGTTGGAAGCATCAGCAGCACCGATGTGCAGGCTGCATTGCAGGAACTGGATTCAGAAAAAGTCGGCAGCGTAAGCCCAACATTTAGCGGTAATGTCACCATCGACACTGCCGGAACGATTGTATTTGAAGGCGCAACGGCTGATGATTACGAAACAACACTAACGGTTGTTGATCCAACAGCAGATCGCACGATTACGTTGCCCAATGTTACCGGCACGGTCGTAACGACTGGTGATACCGGCACTGTTACCAGCACAATGATTGCTGATGGCACGATTGTTAATGCTGACATCAACGCTAGTGCCGAGATTGCAGTTAGCAAACTTGCTGATGGTGCGGCGCGTCAACTGCTGCAGACTGATGCGGCTGGTACAGGTGTTGAATGGACCAGTAATGTTGATCTTCCTGGAACGCTAGATGTTACTGGTGCTGCAACATTTGACAGCACTGCACGTTTTATTGGCAATGTGACGCTTGATGGCACCTTGATCTTTGAGGGTGCTACTGCGAATGATTATGAAACCACGCTGACGGTTGTTGATCCCACGGCTGACCGGACCATCACGCTGCCTGATGCAACGACAACTGTTGCGGGTCTAGCGGTAACACAGAGCTTTACTAAGGCGCAACGTGGAACGGTAGTTGCGTTGACCGATGGTGCGACGATCACACCTGATTTTGCTACTGGCAATAATTTCAGTGTGACGCTTGCTGGCAACCGGACATTGGCAAATCCAAGCAACCTTACGGCTGGGCAATCCGGTGTAATTGTGGTGACACAGGACGGTACAGGTTCGCGTACGTTGGCATTTGGCAGCTACTGGAAGTTTGCTGGTGGTACGGCACCGACATTGACTGCAGGAACTGGTGGAGCGGTTGACGTGATTGCCTACTATGTGGAGAGCGCCACACGCATCACGGCGCAAACTATTTTGAACGTCTCATGATTCCCGGATCTGCAAACCCACTGCTGTTGACTGGTGCGGCTGAGGCTGAGGGTTATGCCATCGAACGCAGCTTACGCTTCAACAGTGCTGACATTGCCTATTTGTCCAGAACGCCCGCATCTGCTGGCAACAGGAAGACGTGGACTTGGGCTGCGTGGGTGAAGAGGGGCAGCCTTGGTGTTCTAAATGCGATCTTCTCGATTCGAGCAGCAGCAGACGACAGCTCTTACTTCGACTTCATCTTCAACGGCGGCGACCAGTTGAGCGTCTCAAACTATAGCACTTTTCTCAGAATTACGACGCAAGTATTCAGAGACGCATCAGCTTGGTGTCATCTAGTGCTGGCTAACGATACAACTCAAGCAACGGCGAATAATCGCTTACGCCTTTACGTCAATGGCGCAGAGGTGACTCAATTTTCAACAATAAACAACGTTGCCCAGAGCACTGACATGGGCATCAATCTAGCATCTGGGACAAACATTGGAAGGCTTGCCGGTTCCTCACATTATTGTAGTTTGATGCTGGCCGACATCCACTTCATCGACGGCCAAGCCCTAGACCCCACCAGCTTCGGTGAGTTCGACACCAACGGCGTGTGGCAGCCCATTGCGTACACCGGCACCTACGGCACCAACGGGTTCCACCTTCCGTTCTCCGACAACTCCACCGCCGCCGCACTAGGGACGGACACTTCTGGCAACAGCAACACCTGGACCGTCAACAACATCTCTGTTACTGCTGGCAGTGGTAACGATTCCCTCGTAGACACCCCGACTTCTTACGGCACCGATACAGGCGCTGGTGGGGAGGTGAGGGGGAATTATGCGACGTTGAATCCGCTGGACATTACGAGCGGAATGACTCTCTCCAACGGCAATCTAGAAGTTGCCCAGTTGGCCGGAGCCGACAAAGGAGCTTATGGGACCATTGGTGTCTCGTCGGGCAAGTGGTACTGGGAGGTTCAATGTACTGCGAACATTTACTCGATGGTTGGCATAGCCGATTTAGGTAAAGCTCTTGCGCTAAGGGAGTACCCCGACACTACAGGCGGCGGCCTGTATTACCATCAGGTCAACGGGGCGCTTTATGGATACCTTGGAGGTTCATTTGTAGGCACCTCCTATGGAGCAGCGTTTACTTCCGCCTCCGATATTGTTGGCGTCGCCTTGGACATGGACAATGGTAATGTCAGCTTCTACAAAAATGGCGTAAATCAAGGCGTTGCTAACACCTCATCACTACTGGGAAAGACTATTGTTGCTGCTATAGGGAACGGCGCAGCAACCGCAAGTAATGTCATCAACTTCGGCCAACGCCCCTTCGCCTACCCCGCCCCCAGCGGCTACAAGGCACTCTGCACAACGAACCTGCCCGCCCCACAAACAATCACTACCAGCGGCAGTTACACCGGCAATGGCGTAGCAGATGGGCCTTTTGTCTATCTAAATGGCGTGCCAACGGCAATGACAGTCAACGGCAATGCCGTCACTTTTGGTACTGAAGCCGACAAGCTGAGCAACGGATTCAAAATTCGCACTACTAGCACAACGTACAACCAAAACGCTTCAACCTACAATTATTCAATCACCAGCACTGGCGATCCCTTCAAGATTGCTAGGGCCCAAGCGAATCCATGACAAAACTGCGCTGCCCATTGTTGAAAAAATGTCCAGGTTGCAAGGAGGAACAGTTCGTAGGAAACTTCTATAAAATCAAAACTAGCAAGCGATCATATATTGATATTCTCGGCAACCACAGGGCGGGTCGCTGCAAGGCTTGCCAGTCAAAAGCCTATCAAGAACGAGATGTTCGGAGCAAGCTATTAGACGGAGCCCGCAAGCGTGCCAAGGCCAAGGGGATCGAATTCAGCCTTAAGATTGATGATTTGGATATTCCAGAATTTTGCCCAGTCTTTGGAACAAGGCTGGACAATAGTTCCAAGGCGCCTTCGATGATCAATACAACGTCACCAAGTATTGATCGAATTGATCCCAGCAAGGGCTACGTCAAGGACAACATCAGAATCATTTGTGCAAGAGCAAATAGCCTAAAGGGTAACGCCAGTGCAGATGAGACGATGGCAATAGCGCAATACGTGGCCCGAGAATGCGGTATCGCTTTCTCACCCCACATGTGAACAAGCCTACGGCTGTTGCCCCTACCGATAAACTGGATGTAATGACCTAGGACCATGCCCTACAAACTCGGCGACCGCACACTCCCACTGGATCGTCCTTGGACTTACCAAGAAATCCAGTACCCAGCTAATTGGCTGCGGCTGAGTACCGCGCAAGATCGCGCCGAGCTTGGCATCGTTTGGGTTGACGAACCACAGCAATACTGGGATCAGCGGTTCTACTGGGGTTATGACCAAGACGGTCAGCTTATCCCCAAAGAGCATGGCGACCTCGTAACGCTCTGGATCGCCACCACACGCGACACCGCAAACAAACTGCTCTTGCCTAGCGACTGGATGGTGGTGCGTCAGGCTGATAATGGCACTGCAATGAGTCAAGACTGGAAAGACTGGCGTGAAGCCATCCGTTTCGCTAGCAGCGAAAAGGTCGCAGGCATCAATGCAACAAGCACCACAGCGCAGCTTGCGGCGTATGTCACAAGCCCAGAATACACAACTTGGCCTAGCGACCCCTTAGGCGACGCTTAGACTAGGACTACAGCAGTATTCGGCGCTGGCATGGCCAACATCAAGATCACCGACCTAACGGCCTATACCGATCCGGCCACAACTGATGTTGTGCCTATCGTTGATGTCGGTAACGATATTACCAAAAAGGTCAGCGTCGGTGAGGTCGTCGGCAAGATCAGCGGTGATGTGGACGTTGCCACTGATGGCACGTCCTCGATCACTGCTGGTGCTGTTACTACTACAGAGTTGGGCGGCGACATCACAACAGCGGGTAAGGCACTTCTCGATGATGCCGATGCAGCAGCTCAGCGCACCACGCTGGGACTAGCAACGGTTGCAAGCACTGGGGCACTGGATGATCTAACGGATGTTGATGTAACAACCACGCCACCAAATGACGGCGAAGCACTGGTTTGGGATGATGGCGCTAGCGAATGGGTGCCTGGCTCGGCTGGAGCTACTGCTGCGGGCAGTGCTAACGAAATTCAATATAACGATGGTGCGTCTGGTCTTGCGGCTAGCTCAGATCTGACCTGGGACGACACCGGCAAGGAGCTTGGTGTTGGTGGTGACATCAATCTTCACGATGGTGGGACATACACCACCACGTTGCAGATAGTCACGCCTACAGCGGATCGCACGATCAGTTTCCCCGACGCTACCGGCACTGTTGCATTGGTTGCTGGGTCTACTAACGCCGTTCAGTACAACGCATCCGGTGCAGTTGCTGGTAGCAGTAACTTCACGTTTGACGGATTCCGCGTTCTCGCTAGCGCGATCAGTTATTTCAGCCGCCGTCCGCCCCTGCATCGTGGCCCGCTGTTCTACAAGACAGCTGCCACAGCAATTAGCATCACGGCTGGATCGGTGCTGAATGGCGTGGTCTATGACACGGCCACGGCAGTGACAATGCCTGGCAGCTTCACCAACAACATTGACTACGCCATCTGGCAGCACCCTACTACCGGCGCCTTGGTTGCTGATGCGAGCTTCACCAGTGCTCCTGCAGGTGCTACCGGAGGCTCCATTGTCGGTGGTTTCCATCACATCCCAAGCGGACGCCCGACAGCAGTGAACAACGGCAGTCCTACCGCAGCGGCTGAGATCCTTGAATACAGCATCTGGGATCTGACCTGGCGCCCGACCTGCCCTGATCCTCGTGGCATGACATGCGTTGATGGTCGGTTTTGGTGTGATCTTTATTTCTGTGGATCGACCAGTTATGCAGGTTCTGACTTTACAGCAGTACCAAGCAGCAAAATCGGGTTGACGATTGCTGATAAGAACAATCCGCCACTGATTCCTGCAATTTATGGCGGCAATGGAACTACCACCTACAGCCTTGTTGATAGCAAAGAAGCTGGCAGTTGGTATGATTTTGCTGAGGTTGCCAGCAGCTTCGGCAAGCGTCTGATCAGCTGGCTTGAGTTGCAACATGCAGCCTTTGGTGGCCCAGAGAATGGCAGTCGTGGCTCAGATCCTGGAACAGTGATCTGGGAGCGTGCGAGCTTGTGGGGGCTGGCACAGTCCACTGGCACGCTTTGGTCATGGGGATCTGATGTTCAAGGTAATACCGGAGGCGGCTGGACAAGCGCTACAGGTGATCGTGGTGATGTCTATCAATTTGGTTACAACGCCGTCCTCTTGGGTGGTGCCTGGGACAGTGGCTCTAATTCCGGTTCACGTTGTGCTTTCTGGGGCGTTGCTCCTTCGACTCCGGGCGGCTTCTACCTCTCGGCGCGTTTTGCGTCCGAGCACCTTACAATTGGCTAACTGAGGACTAACCATGAAACTTTTTAACACAGCTACAGATCTTGCAACGATTAACGTTGCTGACGAGCAAGAAGTTGCTCAACACCGCTTGTTCTTAAGCAATCTTCTTGGTGACTACACCGTATTCGATGATGCAGTGTATCCCGAAGGCTACGACATTACCCTTCAAGAAGGCGACTCCGGTTACATTGCTCCCGTGATTCGGAAAGAATGGAACGCTGAAGCTGCGGTTACTTGGGGATACGAATCCCGTGATGCGGTGCAAGCTGCACTGGATGAATTCAATGCTGCTGTACAAGCCGCGATTGATGCTGCTGCAGCCGCCCTCCTAGACAACGACACTACTGAGCCCGATGGAGGTGATGTATGACGCTGCGATGGGTGCCTGGTTGGAACGGACTGACCGAACCTGAAGCAGTGTCGTATGTCGCTGCTGTGGAGGCAGCCGATGGCGAACCGCTGGAATTTGGTGTAGCCAAAGCGATCAATGATTTTGTCCTTGGTTGCAAAAATGATGGTATCTGGAGTGCGATCAAAGCGAGTTGTATTCTTGCTGGTGCTAGGACGTTGGCTGGTGCTTTGGTGCCGTTGGCTGGGACGGCACCTACTAATTTCAGCTTTGTCTCAGGTGATTACGACAGGAAGACAGGGCTGGTAGGCGATAGGAGCACGAAGTATTTAGACAGCAATAGGAATAACAATGCTGATCCGCAGAACAGCAACCACAACGCGGTTTACGTTACCAGCAGAAATCTTGCTGCCACTTATGCGTTTATTGGAGCCGCTGATCCATTTGACGAAACAGGTGGAAATAGGGTTGGCTTGACCAGTGGAAACTTCGGCTTTGCTAACACAAGAAATTCAACCGCTTTTGTCAGCTCAAGATCTGGCGTGGATAATTCCTTTTATGGAGTAAGCCGCTCAAACGCTAGCGGCTTTGCTTTTCGCTTTAATGGAGGCAATGATGTCGTGTCTTTAGCATCCGAAGCACCTTCAAACCGAAATATAGTAGTTTTTGGCAGGTCACCAAATGCAGCTTTATCCAACGCCCGCCTCACCTACTACTCCATCGGCGAATCCCTCGACCTCGCCAAGCTCGACGCCCGCGTTACCACGCTGATGAGCAATCTTGCGGCAGCGATACCTTAACCCGCCCTCGTAGTGTCCCCGACTAAACTGCCTCAATGAGCGTTCAGCCCAACGAGTACAATGTCTCCATCCAGCGCCGGGATCCCATGGAGCTGATCGATCTATTCCGCGAGCTTGACCGCCACTGGTATTACGGTCGCGTCGAGGCATACACTGCCACGATGGAAAAAATCCGTCATGCCATTGCCGCCTACGATGCAGCCGCTACGCGGAGCTAAACTGTAACCGGAGGCAGCAGAGGCACCTGTGATCGAAATCTACGCTGCGGTCTTAGGTGCCTCCATTGGCATTGCTGGGATGTCCATATCGGGCTTCACCCGCCGCACCAGCGAATCCCGCGAAGCCGTCATCCGTTTAACGATGGCGGTGGAAAGTATTGCTGGCAAGTTGGAAGAACTCCACCAGGACATGAAGTCCGACCGCAAAGAAATTTATTCAAGACTTAACCGCCATGACAGCCGCATCAGTGTATTGGAAAACAAAAAAGGCTAGAGTTTGGGTAAGCGTTAAACCCCTTCCATGCACATCGAGCAAATCCTGGCCCACCCTGCTTTCTGGGTTGTGATTGCCGCAGCATCCGAGCTGATCGGCATGAGCAAGCTCAAGGATAACAGTGTGATCCAACTGCTGTTCACTGCACTCCGCAGCCTGAAAGCAAAAAAGGGCTGATCCCACCGGACGGTCGCTGGCTTTTCCGCTTTAGTACACGTTCTGCCTGGGACGAAGTACAGCGGGAAATCCAGCGCCGTAAGTTTGAAGCGACCCTAAAACCTAGACTGGACCGTGCCATCGAAGATTGGCACAAAACCCAGCCACCGATGGTCGAGCCACCCATACGGCTTGGCGATCTACACATCCGCGCACCTTGGTTCGATGAGCGTGAAACCGATCCGACTGATTGACCTATTCCGGTACTACCAGAAGCTGGGGCATCAGACTGCTGCTATCAATGAGCTAGAGCAGGAGATTTTGAAGGTAGCACCGGACATCTTCAACCGCGACCAAGACTGGTACGAAACTTGGAAATCGGCAGTGCCACCAAAGCCCGGCGTGTGGTTGATCACCCGTCAACAGATCAGCAAAATATCGGGTCATGCTGAGCATCTATTTGATGATGCGTTTATGACTGACCTTAACCGACTGGTCCATGCTACTGGCATGACTAGCTTGAATCAGCGTCGGATGCTTATTGCTCAGACTTGTCATGAGACTGCAAGGTATCGCTACATGACTGAAATTGGTGATAAAGCATATTTCAGCCGAATGTACGACAATCGCAGTGATCTCGGTAATGGTCCAGATGACGGATACCGATATCGCGGCTGTGGCGTGATTCAACTTACCGGTCGTCATAATTTCACCCGCTTTGCCAAATGGATGGAACGTAACGGGATGCGTGATGACCGTATTATGGAAGGCACCGATTATGTAGTCACCAAATACCCATTTTTGTGTGCGGTGTGCTGGATCGAAGAGAACAACTGGGCATCGATCTGTGAAACCGGTGATGTGTACGCTGCAACACGTCGATTAAATGGTGGATATAACGGCATCGACGACAGGATTCATTACTATGAAAAGGCTAAAAAATTCATCACTGCATGACCGTTCTGTGTGATTGGGAGATTCGTTCGTTATGTGAACAATCGCAAATGGTATGGCCATTCCGTGCTGATCTATTGAATCCTGCCAGCCTTGATTTAGTGCTTGGCAATGAGATCATGATCGAAGTGGCCGATCAACGTGAATTGGTTCGGATGAGCATTGCAGAGCGTACAGCCGAAGATCCATACTGGATGCTACCAAGTGAGTTCTGTTTAGCCGAAAGCGTTGAACAGTTTAATCTGCCGAATAATATCAGTGCTCAGTTTGTGCTGAAATCCAGTCGCGCTAGAGAAGGATACAATCACATGCTCGCGGGATGGTGCGATCCAGGTTGGAACGGCAGCAAGCTGACGTTAGAGCTTAAAAATAATCTGCGGCATCATAAGTTGCCATTGTATCCTGGACTGAAAATTGGTCAGATGGTATTTCATCGTATGAGCAATATCCCCGCAAGATCTTATGCGGTCACGGGACATTACAACAATCATAAAAGCGTGATGCCTAGTGTTACCTAGAACACCCGCGTCAGTCGTTGGGTGTAAAGCTGTAAAGCTTGCTCGTAAAATACACGGGCTTGCCATTCCTGCCGGTGTTCCTTAATCATTCCGGCATAATAAATTCTCCAGATTTCACCGTCTTTTGTATTCAATTTTTCAAGTCTTGGCGGTTGCATGATGGTAGCCTAAGGTAAGAATCACAAGAATCAAAATGAGCTGGGCGCAATGGATGGTGGTTGAACTTCCATTGGAAGAGCAACTCAGTCTAGAGAAACAGTCACGCATTGCTTTGTTACACGATGATACGGAGCAAGTCCGTAAG